TCATCTTTAGATTGTTTTGTTAAAGCCATTATTTAACTCCTTGTTAGTTCCAGTATAGCATCTGCTATACAAAGTAAGTTCCTGAAATTCTTATGAAAAAAGATGAGCTATCAGCTTGTGAACATTGTACTGTTTCTTCGGTAGCATCATCTTTTGATGCAAAAAAAGCTATTTCTGTTGTTCCACCATTTACTTGAGCCATTAATTGTATTGTATCTGCTGAATAATTAAATGCTCTTAAAAATCCAATACTGCAAACACCTTCAGATGTGCTTGATGCAGAAGTGAATGGCAATCCAATTAGCTTTAAAGCACCACTTGCTGAACCTATGCTACTTGTACCGCACTCTGCTTCAAAGTGTACCACTCTTCCAATTTTTGTATATCTTCCATTTTGATTTGCACCCATAGTAAAATTATTAGTGCCATCTGATAATATTGGTGTCCAAGTACCTTCTTCATAGTCATCAAGAGTGTTTGCATCTGAACTTGCATTTTGAGATGCTGGGAATTGTAACTGACCATTATTCAATTCTACAACTTGATTTGAATCTATGGTTAGTGCAAGAGTGTTTACATTATCTTGAGCAGTATAGAATTTTAGATGGGAATCCATATTATCTGCACTTGATGTGAAGTAATCTGAATCTTTACCAGCACGAATTGAACCAGCGTTCTTGGTTACAAAGCTACTACCACCATTTGTAGTGCCTTGAAAACTAAATTCTATGTCTGCTGTTTGTCCTGTTTCAGAATTAGAAGGATCATCATTGTTATGTATTTTTAATAGAGTGTGCGATGCGTTTCCATTATTACCCTTCACATTAATCTTATCTGTTGCTAATTGTAATGCAAAGGTAGTTCCATTATCTCCATCTTTTATATCTACTAAAGTTGTTGCGTTTCCTCCACCATCTCTATCAACATGAAGTAACTGTTCATATGATGATGCTACGGATTGTCCTGTTAAACTTGCCATTTATTATCTCCTTTCCATGAGATTCTATTCACAGCTTTCTGTGAGGTTATTATTAATCTATGAAGTTCCACTTTCGGTCTTCATCTTCAAATTTTGTGAGCATATTTTCCCATTTGATTTTGCCCATGTATTCATCACTCATTGCATTTATACTTACACCAGACTCACCCTCCATATCAGCAAATGCAATTCTTAAAGCAGAGTTGATACTTGTTCCAGAGCCTCCCTGACCATTTGCCCATTCTTTCAACATCTTACCCAATGATCCAGAATGTCCTAACTCTTCAAGACCAGCACGAACCGAATCATTTAGACTTTTTGAACCAGATGTTATCCCAGCTATATCGCTGAAATATTCTCTCATTATTGAATTAAAACTTTTCTTTGTTCCTAATGCCATTTATAATCCTTTAGAGTTGGGGAGGGAACCGAAATCCCCTCCCCTGTTATCATTATGATACTTTATGATACTTTAGTATGGACCTCTACACCCCAACCATCAATGATCTCTGTAACTCCCCAGAAACCACTTCCGATGATGTTATCACGAAGATATGAACCTTCACGATATACCTCGGTCTTGATTAGTTCTCCAGCGTATCCCATTCCCAATGCACCGGGAACAAAGACTCCACCTTTAACAGCGTTTGATGCAACTGTGAACTCTGGTGATGAATGGATACCAATACCAGCGATCTGTGATACAAATCCTGTTCTAGCACCTTCATCCTGTACACTAGCACCAGCGAACTGGGCCGCTGTTACTAGGTCATTATGAACTCCATAAGTTCCCCAAATCTGTCTTGGATCTAAAACTGCACTAGGTTGCCCAAGAGCAGAATTTTGCTTTAGACTAGAAAGAGCAGAAAACAGATTATCAACAGATAGAGCCGCATCACTAGCACCGGCAGTATTTGAAAATCCATCAAAAAGAGCATTCAATAATGCATCAGCTTTGGCTGACATTGAATTACCTAACAATGCACCAACATTAGATGCGACATCATCAGCATTAGACCTCATTGCCTCATCATAGATTGGAACCATCGCTGAATACATATCCAGAGTTGCTGTTTTCTTTTCAGAATCCAGTTGTGTTGATGGTGTTACAGTACCTTCAGCAGTATTTGCTACATCAGCACTAGTTAGTTTGTTACTTCCAGCATTGTATGCAATGAAAGTTATTTGGTCAGCCTTTGGTTCACCTTTTACAGTTACCAATGGCATTGTGACATTTGCTTCCGAGAATTTAATTACTGCTTCTGATTCGATTACTTCAAGTAATCCACCAGCGAAATTCCCTGTATCTCCAGCGGCCATTTTGTATTATCCTTTTTTCCCAAATATAGCATCCCATCGGTCTTGCGAGATGTGAGTGAATGTACTCCTCAAGTCATTACACAAAGGGGCCTTCTCTTGTCCAACACATATTCTGAATCCATCCTCATATGGGATTTTTTCACCATTAGATACATAGATATGCTCACCATCTTTTGATACAGCAGATGATACACTTCCAGTATCCATTCCGGTTGTAGGATTACTGTTAATTGAATTTAGATGCAAAGGCTTCTTTGATTTTCGCATAACTTGATTTGTCCAATTTCCCACTCGCAACATCCCGAGCCGCATCTGTCAAAGTGCTATAACCTTGATAACCAGATGCAGTTGAGTTGTCTACACTTGGAACATTAGTTTGTTTATTAATTAATTTTGAATGAACTACTTTCATTTGAGAATAATTCATTCCCTTAAAAGCATCCCTCTCATCTTCAGAGAAATCTGCTAACATCTTCTCAATCTCTGCATTATCTCTATCCTTGTAGGATTGAAGTTCTGGAGTGACAGAATCATACTTTGCTTTTGTTTCTTCGTACAACATCTTGTATTCATCGTTTTCAGCTAGTTGTGATTGTCTATCCTCTTCCATCTTCTTCTCAAGTTCTGCAACACGAGATTCAGCTTTCTGCAATCGTTCTTTCTTCTGCATAACCTCTCGCAGTAAATCACTATCTTGATTGCTAGATGGTGATTCATTCTGGCTGTTAGTAGCCACCTCTTGTACGCTATCTTGTACTGTTTCTTCGCTCATATCCGAGCCTCCCTTCATTTACCTATTTTAAGGTTGATTGGCTTTTTAACAGCCTCCCTAGCATTCTTCTCGATATGCTTATCAACCTCATTCAAAATAAATCTTTCAACACCTTTCGATACTGGTCTTACATTACTTGTGATTGTTCTACCCATATCATCATTCCATTCAACTTTGGATGCATTCGCACCTGACCAACCTATCACAACATTATCTTTTGTGAATCCTCTAGTTTGTAGATTCTTCATCATATCCCCGGTTAATTGCAAATCAACCTTTGATGAGGTAGATGATTGTCTCTTGAACTTGCCAGATGTTTTTCTTGTTACATAATCTTGTGCATATATTTTAATCTTCTTATTGTTTACTGTTTTTGTAAACCAGAATGGCTCATGTCTTTTATATGGTGCAAACTTCTTTCCAAATACATCTTTTCCACCTTTGGTAGTATGCACTCGTATTCGGTCTGCTGTTTCATCTCCGATACCTTTCCAGAATCGCTTGGTGAATGTTGGTATATCTTTTAATTCTTTAGCCATTTAATTGCTGTTGAGGTGTTAATGGTGTTCTTTTGAATCCACCTTTGTTATCAATAAAATTCCTTGCTTGTTCGGGATCAGTTAGTTTCTTTGAAACCGATGTTTCTTTTGCCCATCTATGTCTACAATTAAATCCCCCACCATCAACAAATGCACCGGGATATTGTGATTTGACCTCATCCATTGTTAGGCTACCAGCAGACATCATATCTAAACATATATCTCTGGTCCTATCATCTATCGGACCTTGATATACATAAGTAGCATCTGGTGAATCAAAGGTTGCCATCTCTGCTGTGACATTTCTTTCAAATGTATTCAATGCAGTATTGGCTAGTGTTTCTGCTTGGTCTGGTCTTAATACATTACCTAGCATACTTTGTGCAATCTCTCTCTCGGTCTTACCACCTATGATACCTTTCACAGCCTCATCTATAATCTGTTCGCCCATCGTACCAATCTGCTTTCTAAATGTAGCCTCATCTAATCGAACCAATGCTTGTAGCGTTTGCTCTGTTACTTGTCCGGTTGCTTCCATTCCAAGTAGTACACCTTCATATGATGCGATATATTGATTCAAATCGTTCTGCATACCAATCTTATTAAAGATATAATCATCAACATCAAGCGTGGAAATGAGAGAGATAAACTCTTCCCTTGTTAGTGACCTTTGTAGATCGAGGATATCTTCTACCATTTGTGCTTGAGCCTTCTGCAAGGCTTGAGCGAATTGCTGTGCTATTTGATCTTTATCCACGCTGTAATGCCGATACTAATGGAGATGTAGGTGCTTGTGGCTCCTCTACCTCCGGTTCTAATTCTTCTAATCTTTGCTCTAGTTCTTCATCAGTTATATCTTTGTTGAACTCTCTGTATAATTCTTTCTTATCCATTAAGCCATTATCCAACATGAACTGCAAACGATCCTTCTGTACATTCCATTCTTCTGGATAATTAGATTCAGAGAAATCAACTGCAAAGGATTCATCCAATACTCTACCAGTATGAACCTCTATGATGCTCCTATCTATCATGTATCTTTCTTCTTCAAAGTCTTGGAACATAGGAATATCAGATTGTCTTGATTCTAGGTTTTCCATATTTAAAATCTTCAAGGCTTGTCCACTTGGAATCTGGCCTTGTTCACCCCAGCGTATAGATAAAGCATGATTCTGACCAGTAACATTTAATAATTCTTTTACACCAGCTATCATCTGGTTGATATTCGAGGGAGGTGCTACGAATGACATATTACTCCCTTCTGGTAATGATATTAATCTATCTACTCCCCATTTGAGATTTGGAACTTCTTGGTCTATCCCTGTAATAACAGGAGAACCCATCTGATAACGAGTAGCCAACATCACTTCAGTAAATGCGATAGAAGAATGAAGAGCCGTCATGGTAACATCCATAGCATCATAAGGAAACATGATACGAGAGATAGGATTCAACTCATAAGGATTGATCATCTCTGGATTCCCTTGTATCGGATATACTCTGCCATTGATATCATAAAGAAAATGCATTCCCGGTTCACCATCTCTGGCCTCACTCCAGAATACGAACTCTCTATCACCTCTTGCATTCTTACCACGCTCATATGAGTAGCCATATGGTTCCATCTCACCATCGTAATAATACTCTCGCACATTAGGAAGTATATGGTATTCAATCTTTTGCTTTCTGTCATTCCATACCGATTTGATATGTATCGTACCTAATAGCCAAGCAAGTTCGGATGCAATCCTAGATGATGAATTAAGATGATGTGTATAGGATAGATATTCTTCTGCTAACTCCCCACCTACAAATCTTTTGGCTGGAGCCTTGTACAACATCATTCTCGCTCTTGCGAACCTAGATACAATCTTACCCAACTCAAGAACAGGAATCTGTGATAGGGAAGTACCGGGAAAGTAATCTTGAACATATCTCTTGATATCCCTGTTGTAATAGAAATCAATTCCCATTTGTCTACGCTTATACTCATCCTTTAATACAATATCTTCAGCATTCTTGATGCTTTCAAATACTGCCTTGCTCCCCAAGTCTGGTATCGTTATCATGTCATAATATTTCATTTACCACTCCACCGATATGGGTACTCTACTTCTGATGGGCATTAGCTTACTTACTGCATAGCCAAAAGCATCACTAGCATGAGTTTGTTCTGGATCAGATGTTTTATCTATTTGATTATTCCTATATACATTCATCTGAAGGTCTTTGATTAGATTCTTACAATTATCAACCGATGCTATTCCCTTTCTAAAAACTCTGTTCACAGCATTGATTCTATCTTTTACTGGGGGATTAGACCTTCCAGTAATTACTCTAAATCCGTTTTGTCTTAATATATCGTGGTCACTTCCACTTGTTCCAGATGTCTTTCTTGCTGAACCAGTTGCATCTGGATATATAGTAATCCCCGGATAATCTTTTTTGATTGCTTGTGCAAGGTCGTATGTACCAGCATTTCTTAATCTATATTCTTTAAATGCATGGATACGATTCTTACCATGAGCAAATATGATTGCTGTCAATGCATCAACATTGAAATCACAGCAACCAGCAATCTCCATTCCTGTATAATCAAATTTTTGTATATATTCATTCTTAAAGTCTTGATACACTCGCCCTTGTGTAAGATTGACAAATTCACCATGAACATACGCTCTTATTTGCTCTTCTGAATAGGCCGCCATTAAATTATCTTTATAGTCTTGAGGTAGATGTTCATTGTCTATTGTACTACCAACAACAACACCTATATCCATATCGGTCTTATTGGATAGTTCAAATCCCCAATTCAACTGCTCTGGTGTACCAGTTAGGAATATTTCACGATGACTTGATTCGGGATGTCTAACCCTTGCAATCATTTGGTCGAACACTTCTTTCTTTTGAATGAATGGTTCATCTATTCCAGACCAAGCAAGGTTTGGACCTCTCAATGAATCTGGATTATCGCCAGAACCAATCCATATTAATCCATTCCAATTCTTAATATGAAACTCATTTCTCATTTGATTATAATTGTAATCCATGCCAGTTCTTCGCATAATATCTTTCAATGTGATAATAATTGTTTTTTGAGATAGAGCGTAGCTTGGTGATATATACATTCCCGGTAGTGGCTTGTTCACATAACTCAAGTAAATACTTCTTAATGCTCCGATGTAAGTCTTCCCACATCCGTATCCACCTATAAGAAGTTTGTAAAAAGTATCTAACTCCCACCACTTCTTTTGATGTGAGAGCATCTTCTCTTTTTGTATTTTGAACTTCACTCAACAATGACTTCATCCAATGTGACTTTCGTTTCAATCGTTTCTTTTGCTTTACCTTCGGCTCGATCTGATAGATAGTTCACAGCAGAGATGCTCCCATTCATTGCCATGCTTAATACTCTTCTAACCATTTTCTCTTTCTTTGTAAGACCTGTATCATCCTCTTCATCCCAAACCTTATTAATTATATCTGCTAATGCACCATGTCTACCATTAGGATTGGCATTATTTCCAGCTTTGAATTGTGTATCTGGATTGCCACTATATCCTTTTTTGAACTGACCATTTGACTTCCGATTGTCCTCCGATTGCTTACTCATAATCAACTAATGCCATTACCAATGCTTTATTAAGTTTATCAAGCAGTTCTTTGACTTTCTCGGAATCAATCTCATATACATCAAACTCAAGCCTCCAGTTGTGAGTGGTCTTGAGATTCTTAATGCCAACAAGTTCAACATTTAATGTAGTACCTTCTGTTTTCATAAGTTTAGTTGCCCGGACAACAATGTTCAATTCCTGTCTATCGCCTTCAATTTCAATCTATAATCTGTCGTTTTCTTTGCGAGTGAGGCTTGAACACGCCTCTATATATACAAGGATTCCACTACAAAATCCGAGTTTATTGCTTTATAAGTGATTAATTATATTAAATATAGATATACTACAAAATTTTAGAAAGTAAGCAAGGAATAAAAAGAGGAAAGTGCATACTATATATATTCCTCTTTTAAGGTATAGGATATAAACATTGGATTTAACATATCATTGTCTATCTCATAGAGGTTTGATTTGACCTTGATAGCTGTTCCATCTCTTCTCACCCTTATAGAACCTTCTTTATGGAACACTCTGCGATTCTTGAATTGCTCTTGTGTTACCCATCCGCACATGGTGAGTATTGAATTGGTTTTGTTTATTGAACAGAATAAGTATATATCTGTATTGTATCCATCTTGAGCCGCTAGGAAGTTATTTGTATATCCTAGTCTTACCGGGCCTTTCCTTCCCATTGTCTTAACATCTATTCGTTTTCCTTTAAGGCAAAGATCGACTCCACCATCAAAGCCATCTTTACCACTAGCCATAGGTTTATTGTAATAATCACATACAACATTCTGACCAAGTATTCCAGTATACTGTTCCTCTTGATTCCCATCTGCATATCCTCTTTTGCCAAAGTTATATTTTTTAACTTCATTCCATGATTTGAGTTTTATCCAATGCTTGATTGGAATATCTATCATAATCCGCAGTAGCCTTCTTCGCACATAAAAAGTTCTTCTTGATCTTCTTTAAAGTTAACCTCACTTAATGGTTTTAATGATCTGTGCAAATAACCTTTAGCCTTATGGGTTTTTATATAATTATTAACCGCATATAAATTATTTCGTATAGCCTCATCAACTTTAACAGCTTTTGCAAATTCTTTTGGAAAATTTATTTTCATTGATTTCCAATCTCTATCGTTTGTATATGGGCAAAAAACACAAGCGGATTTTTTTACATTTATAAAACCATATTTACTTAAAAAATTTTTACAATCAGACCTATTTATTCTTTTGTCTACTAATGGGTATATATTTTCTACATTATATTGTCGACTAACTTTTACACGCTCAATTTCATCTACACTAATACCAAGCCATAATTCTGTCGGTCTCATTCTTTGTTTTGGTTTTAAGTAATGCAGTTTTCTTATTTCCTTTAAGACAACATCTATTTTATAATGTTGTGTACATTCTCTTCTTATAATAGAACTTTTACCATCACTATTTTCTATAAACGCTGGAACACTAGTATGCTTTGTATCTTTGTGATTACTCAACAAATCTTTATATAACGATTTTTTTAATTTAATAATTGGTATGCCATTATTTTTCTTTGCCCATTCTGTAATATCTTTTAATAGTTTGTAAGTATCTGGATGTTCTGCATCGGGATCTGCAAAAATAGCATAATCTGCCCTCGGTAAAATGTTTTTACTGCTCATAATATACATAGCAGTTGATTGCATCCCCATCCCCAATGCTATAATTTTTAATTTTCTATGATTTGTCAATTCTTCACATCCAATCGTCATTAATGGTTTCTTCATTTAAACAATCCTTCCTAAACTAATTACTTTCATAATTCAAAATCCATATCAAGAAGTTTATCCATTGCCCGGTCATAGTAGGTCTCTACCGAGTATGCTTTGATTCCATAATTGTCTGCAATTTGTTGGAAGTCTCTTATCCCTAAATCAAAGTATGCATCAAATATTTCATTCTCTCTTTTACTAAACTTCTGTACTGACCTTCTGCCAATAATAAAAGCTATCATCTCTTTCTTTTTTATCTCTCTCTCTGATTTTTGTCTCTCATACTCATCTTCTGATTTTCCGCACATCTCACAAGGTTTAGTATGTGGTTGCATATTATCTCCTAATTATCTGTCTTGAATATATTTTGCATAATCATAATATCCATAACCATCCCAATATTTATCTAATGAATCAAGATTATGTGGATGGCTTACCCTAGATATACCACCCCATTTTTTTATAAAACTATTAACAATCCATTTGGCTTGATTGTGCTGTTCTTGTAATTGATTTCTATCGTATTGATATATTTTTTTTCCTAGATGGTTGTTAAAAGAATAGCTTTTATATGTCCTCTTAATCATTTCTAACCTTATCAATTAACTCTGTAATTATTAAAAAACTCATTCCGATAGCAAGTACCCAAAAGAATATTCCGATACCCAGTATAAGTACATTTGCTACCCATTCAGCTATATCAAACATTATCATGTTACATCTCCCTTATGTTAAAATTTTGCCTCACTTGGTGCCAACCAATTCATCACAACCTCTACCTTTCGGATCTTCAAGCATTGCTGTCATCCTCTTTATTTAAAACCTTTTCAAAGAAAAAATCATCAAAAAGAGGCGTTTGTGAGGCAATCATTTCGGTACACTCCTATAATTGGTTTGTATCGTATTTGAATTTTTGGTTTGTCGTATATATGGAGTTTTGCAGCTACCACATCGCAATACTGGGTATTTATTGGCTGTTGTAAAATATACGCTTGATGTTGTCTCAAGTTCATATGAACCGCAATTAGGACATACATCATCATCTAATAAGACTCCTAGATTCGGATGATTTCTCATATAAGGTCGTATCTCAAGATATAATTGTTCCAATCCTATTACATCATGCTTATTGTAATCCATCATCTTATTCAATGCATCTGGAATACCAGCCTCGCAATCAACCCATAATTCAAACTCTGTTTCTAATTTGTTTTGAAGTTTGAAATACTTTGTGAGAAAATCTTGCTTGTATGATGGTGCAAAAAACTCTCTCCTAGATACTTTCAAAGTATCGATAACCCGGTATGGGGTTGGTGGCATAAGTCCTACTGATTTGAACCTCCAGTTTAACTTTCTTAAATCAAATCTTTCTACATTGTGACCAATAACAATTTCAGCCTCATCTAACAACTTCCAGATTGATTTCAATATTCTCTTATCATCTCTTTCAAAAGCCTCTTCAGTTGTAACAATATCGCCCTGAACATTTTTATCAAATAACCACTTGGCGGCCCAAGATAAACAATATTGATGCTTTGTGATTTGATGATGCTGTATATATTGCTTATAGGTTCCCCAACCAACAAAATGATATAGGCTAGTCTCAATATCCATTAATAATATTCTTGGAAGGTCTGAATGATTGTCATCATTACTAGCATTAAATTGCCTCTTGCACTCTTTGCATATATATCTTTGTGATATTGGCTTGTATTTAGTATATGATATACCTTTCTTGATTATTACTCCA